AAACAGAATCAGATTGGTTTGATTGATCCCACGATGAAGCATATGGAAGAATACATAAAAAAAGGCGCAAATTAAATGGCTACAACAATTTCAGACTTTCTATTACGAGTTAAAGTCACTGGTCAAAGTGCAGTTGATAGTTTAACTAAATCAGTCAACGATGTTGATAAGGGCTTTAATAAAGCTACTACTGGCGCTGACAAATTTGGCACAAGTATTAAAGGATTAGGCTCATCAGTAGTTGGTATGGCAGGTGGTGTCGCCGGCATTGCATTAGCTATCGGTGCGTTAGGTGCTAAAGTGCTTGGCACGGCAGATCAAATTCAAGACTTGAGTGATGCTACAGGTATTAGTGCAGGTAGACTATTAAACTTCAAACAAAGTATTATTGAAGCAGGTGGTAGAAGTGAAGATTTCGAAAAGATATCTGCAAAACTTAATCAAACACTAGGTGATGCCGCAAATGGTAATGAAAAGGCTCGCAAATCATTTAAAGATTTAGGTGTTGCATTAGGTGATGCTAATGGTAACATTCGTAGTACAGATGATTTATTACCAGAAGTATTAAGCGCATTAGCCGCTATTCCAGATCCTGCGACAAGAGCCGCTACAGCAGTCGAACTATTAGGTAAGTCAGCAAATAAAATTGATTGGACTAAAGTTACTGCAGGTCGTGACTTAATTAAAGACGCAGAAATTAAAGCACTTGCTGACTATCGTGGTGAGATAGATAAACTTACAAATAGCATTGAAACAAATTTAGTTAGTGCATTTGGTAAATTAGCAATGGCAATAAACAAAGCGTTTAGCGGTCCATCTACTACAATGGAGAAGTTTAAAGCTGGACTGTACAGTATGTTGCCAGGCGACATGGGCAAAGCAGGTATCGAAGGCATTAAAAGTGATATCATAGCTAGACAAGAAGTTGATGCTGAATCTGCACGATTAGCTAAAAGAGCGGCCATGGCAACTGGTGGTGGTACGACTGGCGCAGTGGCAGGTACTGGTCAATTAAAGATTACTGAAGCAGGACAACAAGCAATTAAAAACGCACAAGCGCAAACTAGTGCTATGCGTGAGACTAATGATTTACAAAACAAATATGCAACTAGTTTAAATGCTACATTAGGTATGCAACAACATGCTGGTGATTTAGCAAGAGCTAATTTACAAATTGATTTTGAGCGTGATAAAAAGATTGCTGATATCAATAAGCAAATTCAATTAGAAACTAACAACAAAGAGCGTGACAGTAGAGTTACTGCAGGTATTGTAGCTGAATTAAACAAACAAGTTAGCATAGAAATGACTGCCGCAGAACAGCGCAAGACAGCAAAGCAAAACGAATTACAGCAACTACAGTATCAAAAAGATTTGATGGCAGACATTATGCTATTGAATCAAAACTTAACACAGAATGTACAATTAGGTCAATTAAGTAATCAAAACAAATTGATTGGCTTGTTTGGTGATGAACTTAAGCAACAACAGGGCTTAATGGGTATTGAGAATGAGAGATTTAATGCAGTTATTGCCGCAAGAAACAAGTATGAAGCATTAGGTAAGAACGCTACAGCGCAAGATGCAATAAGATTACAAAGTGAAATTAGTCAAGCACAAAGTGCGGCTGACATGAAAGTTGCAATATTGCAAGATCAATTGGATAGAGAAAAAGCATTGCGTGAAAATGCAAGTGCTGGTGCGGCACAAGCTATGGAAGCAATTACTCGCAGTATGGATCCATTCCAGAAAGCACAAATGCAAGTGAATAGTTTGTTTGGTAATATGAGCAGTGCTATTGATACATTTGTAGAGACTGGTAAATTTAAGTTTGGTGACTTTGCAAAAAGTGTTATACAAGACATGCTTAAGATTCAATTAAAACAGCAAGCAACTAAACTATTAAGTGGTGCTGCCGGCTTTATAGGTTCGTTGTTGGGATTTGCTGAAGGTGGTGATCCACCAGTAAACAAACCAAGCATTGTTGGCGAGAATGGCCCTGAATTGTTTATTCCAAAGACAGCAGGTACAATCATACCTAATGGTGGTATGGCAGGTGGTGGAATGAATTCAAGCGCACCTATCACTAACAACTATATTACAAACAATATTAACGCATTAGATAGTAAATCAGTAGCTCAAGTATTTGCAGAGAATCGCAAACAATTATTCGGCACTGTAGAACTAGCAAGAAAAGAACTCACATACGGAGTACGATAAAAAATGGCAACAGGATTACAAACAATTATAAATCAATGTAATGGCATATCAATTGACCGTCGTAAGACAGTTGGTATACAATTTACACGAAACGAAATACCTAGAGTAAGTCAAACTCCAACTAAAAATCCCTGGAAATTTGAATTAGATATGCCTTCAAGTTTACGCTATAGTCAATATCGTAGTTTGATGGAATCATTAGATGTATTGGATCGCATTACACCTCAAGTAATTTCATTCAGCGACAATCAATTAATCAATTGGATATTTAAATATCAAGGTGCAATGACTGTTGGACAATTAGCAACAATCACTGTTACTAGTTGGGTAGGTGATACATTAGTACTTAATGTCAGTGGCATAACTGCGGCAAGTACAGCAGTAATATTTCAGCCAAACGATTTGATACAGATTGGATCATTGAATGAGCATCCATACCCCTTTACTAGCACAACACAAATATTGCGTGGTAGTGGTCCAACAGTTACAGTTACAACAAGTAGACCAAATATATTAGGGGTAGGTTCTGCAGGTGTTGTTGGTGAGGGTATTATTGTTGGCAATAGTTGTCAGTTCAATATGTTCTGTCCTAACATGCCTACATATAAATTGATTCCAGGTGGATCAATTGGTAATGGAACAACTAAAACTAATAATGCATTGCTCGAATGGTCTGACGCATTTCAGCTTTACGAATTTGTGGGAGATGCATAATGGAAAATATTCCAGCAGTAGCGAATAATAAGCCATTAGTTGTCAATGCAGAATTTGTAAGACTTACAATATACGATAGCATATTTCCAGTACTTGCAAACGCAATAGTTGCTAATACAGCATATGAAATTAAAGTTGCAGGTAATACTAGTTGGACTAGTATTGGTGCACCAAACAACAATATTGGTACTGTATTTTTAGCAAACAATGTAGGTAGTGGCAGTGGTACTGCACTTGAAGTAGAAGTTCACACTTTTAGTAGTGCGTATCAAGAAGAAACTATCAATAATCAAGTATATACTCCGTTAGGTGGACTATTAGCAGTAGGTCATCAACAGCGTGACATGCGTGTTAGTAGTGCAGATACTTCAGTATCATTAAGTGGTATTGATGGAGACAATATTCAGTATGCATTAGATGATAAGATTCGTGGTAGTAAATTAGAAATTACTAGAGGATTTTATGGAAACAATTATGTACTAGCAAACACTGCACAGAGATTTACTGGCATTGTAACTGGTTGGTCTATTATAGAAGAACGACAGGGCAATGATGATAATTTTACAGTTACATTGAATGCAAGTTCTTATAAATCAGTATTAGAAAATCGTATATCTGGTCGTAAAACAAATCCAATCAGTTGGAAAGAAACTGCACCGACAGATACTAGCATGGATCAGATATATTCATTAGCAGATCAATGGTTCGACTTTGGTGGCAAGCCTCAAGCAGGTTCTACTGTTAATAGTCAAACTAATGCACAAACAGCAACAGCAAATCAAGTTGATGCATATGTACAGGAGCAACCATAATGGGATGGTTTAAAAAGTTATTAGGCTTTGCGGCAGTTGTTGGCGCCGCATTTTTAACATTTGGTGGATCACTTGCGGCCGCGGGCGCATGGTTAGCTAGTGGATCTATTGGTGCTATGGTAGCACGAACAGTATTGACTATTGGTTTAAGTAAATTAATTGCTAATCGTGCAGGTACAAAAGCGGCAGGGGGTGATGCACCAAGTGCTCGTTTTCAGTTGAGACCAAGCACTACAAATAAAATTCCATTAATATATGGTAATGGTTATTTCGGTAGTGTAATAACAGACGCAATTATTAGTACGGACAATAAAACAATGTGGTATGTCATGGCTTGTGCTGAAGTAACCGATACTGGTTCAATTAGTTTTGGCAACATGTACATGGATAATCGTTTAATTACATTTGATGGTACTGACCAAACTAAAGTTGTTAGTTTTACAAACAATGCAGGACAAGTCGACACTAATATTGCCGGCAATATGTTTGTATACAAGTACAACAATGGTTCTAGTAGTGGCGTTAACACTGCACAAACAGCTATTCAGGTACTACAAGATAGTGCAATACCTGTTGCTAGACGATGGACTAGTACTAACACAATGACTAACACAGCGTTTGTTATTGTTAAATTAATATTCAATGCGGACAAGCAAGTTACTGGATTAGGTGAGTTAAAACTCAACATGATTAATTCGTTAAACAAACCTGGGGCTGTATTATTAGATTATATGCGTAATACACGATATGGTTGCGCTATTCCAGAAACACAAATTGATTTAACTAGCTTGGCTGCATTAGATACTTACAGCGATCAATTGATTACATATACTCCTGTAGGTGGTGGTAGTGCTACGCAAGTTAGATATCGCATTAATGGACCAATTGACTTAAGTAGTAATTGCTTAAGCAATTTACAAGAACTTGCAGATGCATGTGACAGTTGGATTCAATATAGTGAGTTGACAGGCAAATGGAAAGTTGTTATTAACAAACCATATACTGGACTATTAAGCAGTTTGTATAGTGTTGATAGTTCAGTATTGATTGGTGGTATAGATGTAACCCCAATTGATTTGAATCAAACATTTAACAGTGTTGAGATTCAATATCCAAGTAATCCAATTAAAGATCAAACAGATGTTAGAGTTATTGATTTAACAGACCCCGCTACTAGTTGGTACAATCCTGCATTATTAAGTCCTAATGAAGCAAACAATCGATTGACTATTCAATACAATCTTGTTAACAACTATGTACAAGGTGTGTATCTAGGTGTTCGTAGATTATTACAGAGTCGTGAAGATTTAACTATCAACTGTAATTTAGATTATAGTGGTATACAGATTGAAGCAGGTGATGTAGTTCGTGTAACACTAGAAGAATATGGATGGGTAGATAAACTATTCCGTGTTAGTACTGTTACAGAAGTTAAACAGCCCGATGGTAATCTAGGTGCTAGCATTGTTGCGTTTGAATATAACAGTACAATTTACAATGACCAAGCAATTGAAGATTATGTACCTGCTGACAACACAGGACTAGATGATCCTAATATCTTTGATAAGCCTTCAACTCCAATTATATATAATGGACCTATTGCTAATGGAGCAATTAATTATTATACTGTATCAAGTAATGTCCCTGCAGTAGGTACTACACTGTACATGGATTTTAATATTGGCAATAGCAGTAATGTGCAGACACATCAATCATATAGTAGTGTGCAAGTAGGTGATGGTACGCCATATACTGCAAATAGCACGATTACTATTAATGTATCTGATAGTAATCCTGGCACATATTATTGGTCTACTACTGCAAGGAACGACCAGGCAGGTAGACAAAGTAATAGCAGTAGTGCATTTGCATGGGTTGGTCCTGCTGTAACTGCTTATAATGTAAGTACATTCGTGTGCGCTTACAGTAGTGGTAATGTTGTTACTACAGCAGAAAGTACAGCAAATGTAAGAGTGGGTATGAATGTTGCAGTGACAGGCGGTACTGGTGCAGTTGCGGCAAATACATTAGTTACATCAGTTAATAGTGCTAACACTTTTACTATTAATCCTGCGCCAACGACAGCATTTAGCTGTGCTACACTTAAAGTAGGTGGTGGTGGAATTACATATAATCAAATAAGTCCTAGTTTAGGATTAAGTCAAGGCATTGGTGGTACTAATTTTAGTGTAGATGATACCCATATTCCAGTTAGCGTATATTCAACATCAACTAGAAATATTCCAGTGTACATTCCAGGCGTATCAGTTAATCCTTTAAATTATTATCCATATGTTTATGGGACATCTTCTATTCTTACTGGAACTAATGGAAATAATTATTATGCGGCCAATAGTACTGCGGCATTTGTTCCAACAAATGCGGCTACATTGTTAATTGACGATAGTGATGATAATTGGTGGAAAATTATATTTGATAATTTTTCTGCAGGTACATTAACAGATGACGAACAATATAATCTTGATTATGGTATGCAATTAGTATCTGATACAGATAACACATTAGTTCAAATTCTTCCTGGCATAACTACCACTAGTATACCATATTATCAATGTAGTACCAAATATATGGATTCCTATAACCTAACTGCCGGACAGCCCGTTATATTAACGCAAGTTTTAAAGAATTTTGGGGGTGCTTCATTATACGACGGAGGCGCAGTGTTCATACGAAATTTAACTCCAGGAAGTAATGTATATTTAATGTCTTGCAGTTTAACATCTTCAAAATCACCATACTCGTTCTTTTAAAGAACAATAAATACAAGATAAGGAAAAGAAAATGAGTTTACTATTAACAGGATCAAAAACGATCACAATCGCCGGTACGGTGATGCAATGTATAGAGATATACACAGGGGAAGCGTATACTTTTCCTTTTCAGTTTACAGATAGCGTTGGCAATGCAATCAATACTACTACATGGACATTAGGTACTGGTGTAAAATACTATGTTGCTGATAACATTGTGTATAATGCTGACATACCAACAGAGATTGTTGTAGGAAATTTAACATTAACTGGTAACACATACACTGGTGGTAATTTAACAGCGGCTTTCACTACTCCTGCAACTGGCATTGGTTATTTGTATATACCAGCAGACTTAACTGGCGCAGTTGGTGGCGGCCCAACAATAACACTAGCTAACAGTGCGGCAAATACAAACATTGCTGTTGTTACATTAACTGTAACACGAACTGACGCATTAAGTACAAGAGTAAGTATAAGTAAAGAACCAATTGGAATGATCGTAAGGTATCAATAATGTCTGATATAAATTTAGATTTTACCGTTAATAACAACAGTATTAATTTTACTGTAGAACCTAACGACATAACATTTACGCCAACTGATATTCAGTTGATTATTAATCCTAGCATCAGTCCCGGAGCCGGTGGTAATATTGGTGAATTACAATATAATAATGGTAGCTTACTAGCAGGCATTCCAACTGCAACATACACTAGTGGCAATTTAGCATTGGGCAATGTTGCTAATCTAAAGATTACCGGTGGTGTTAATGGTTATGTATTGCAAACTGATGGCACTGGCAATTTAGATTGGACCGCAATGACAGGTAACGGAGGTGGTAATGGCACCCCCGGCGGTTCTAATACTCAAATACAATATAATGATAGCGGTGCGTTTGGGGGCAACGCAGGATTTACATTTAATGAAGTAAATGGTAACGTTAACATACCTGGAAATTTAATATTAGGTGGTATTTTTGTAGGTACTATTGCAAATGCAAATTATTCAAATTATGCGGGCAATGTTGTAATATCTTCTCAACCCAATATTACAAATGTTGGTACACTAACCACTTTAACAGTAAGCGGCAATATTTCAACAACTGGAACTACTACTGTACAGCAAGCAAAAGAGAAAGTTACAGTTAGTTCTAGTCCAGCAACTGGTACTGTTAATTTTGATTTATTGACTCAAGCTATATTATTAAATACTGCAAATGCAACTGCTAATTTTACTTTAAATATTAGAGGCAATAGTTCTGTAACCTTAAACACAGTAATGAATTCAAATGAAAGCGCAACATTGCGATTCATAAACACTAATGGTGCTACTGGTTATTATGCAAATTTAATCACTATTGATGGTACTACTATTACACCAAACTGGGTAGTACCAGTCGGTACTCCTACGATCGGTATCACGGCAGGTAAAGATGCATATGATTTTAATATTATAAAAACTGCGGCGAATACATATACTGTATTAGCAAGTAAAACAGGATATAAATAATGCCTTTAATTGGTACTTCAGGTGCATTAGCAATTACAAAAACAGCATTGGGTGGTACTAGCTGGTGGATATCATGGAATGCAGTAGGATCAGATTCATATAATATTCAAACTTCAGTTGCCACTATTACAAATTCGCTTACATATTTTGTAGGTGGTAGATATTTTGTGTCTAGTGGACCCACTCCTGTATGGTTAAGTGCTATTAATTCTACATATGGTACACCAGTAATTCCATGGCAGAAACGAGAAACTGGAAGTTCTTTTTTTAATACTTCTGATATTGTTTGCGACTCATCTAATAATAAAATTTATTCAACATTCATAGAATCTTCGTCAGGTAGTAATTCATTTGCCGCGTATCAGCAAATAACAAATACAAATGGCAATGTGGATGGAATCTATATAGATAGTAATGCTATTACTGGTGTTAATACTCCTACATTTCCTTATGTTCGTATTCCTCAGTCAGTTGCGATTGATTCTACTGGTAATTATTATGTCGCTGGAACAGTCAATCAAAAACCCAATGGCAGTACTAATAATTATGTTTTATATTATACCAAATTTAATGGTGCTACAAAGATATCAGGTAATATTATTAATACCGGATATACAATTGGTCCTGCCACCGGTACCTTTACTTCACAAATTGTTTTTAATTCAACTGGACAGTTAATATTTGGGGCATCAGTTCAGTCTAGTGGTGGATTTGTCTTTAATTTAATGTCAATAAATGTCAGCACTAATACTTTTAATTGGCAGTCTACAATAGCAATGCCTTCAATAAATTTTACTGCATCATATGTACAAGATAATTCAGATAATTACTATATGTTATTTAGAGGGGTGGTAAGTGGCAATACCACAGCGTGGATTATGAAAATGAATTCCAGTGGTGTAGTGCAATGGTCAAAACAAGTAACTGGATTTACTTCGTTAATCGCTACTGGTATAACGACAGATGGAACTAATATATATGTTAATATTATAAGGACCGCAATACCATCAGATTTTAGTTATACATTAAAAATTGATGCAAATGCAAATATATTATCAGAACGTGTTATAAGAGCCACCACCGGTAATTTACAGACTGAATTTATAGTTTATGATACAACTGGTTTACTGTACACAGGTAGCAGTACTAGTGGACCATGTGTGATTAATTTGCCATCTGATAGTACTATACCGGGCTCAGGATCCTATGCAGTTACGGCTAATGTAACTATGTCGTATTCATCTTCAAGCGCATTATCACTTGTTAATGGCAGTCCAGGTGCTGGATCACTCGGTACTATGACTATAGGCACTGCGACGACTACAGCATATACTTTAACTACATTAACTTCAAATACTAGCATTGCAACAACAACAACTAAAGTACTTAATTAAAAGCATAAATACAATATCACACACACGAACTACCGCGAGTCAGTAGTAGTTCGTTAAGATGCGAGACAGCAGAGGAAAACAAATGGCAAAATTCACACAAGCCACGCTTAATCAAGTGGCAGGCTTTGACGCTCAAGTATTAGCGCAAAACTTAATTTATCAACAAAAAGATTTTTGGAACTTTGAATGGTCAACAATCACAAGTTACACTAGTGGTTGGCAGACTGGCACAACACCAGTAGACTTGACGGGTGCTACTATCAATGCACAAATCGTTCGTAGAGCAATAGTAGATTACCAAGATAGTAGAACTGGCATAGATTTTAAAATCTATGATTACCCATTAGTTCCTCTTATCACAACAATTACTGCGGCAGAAACTACAAATGATACATTTACTTGTACAAGCACTGCCGAACTATTTGTAGATCAGCCCGTTCAGTTTGTTGGCGCAGTGTTTGGTGGTGTAGCAATCAATACAACATACTATGTAAAAACAATTATTACTGAAACAACATTTACAATCAGTGCTACACAAGGTGGCGGTATATTTAACTTAACTACTGCTACTGGTACAATGCGTATGAATCGTGTCGCACCCACTCCAATAGTATTACCAATTAGTAATATCAATACAAGTGCAGGAACTTTCACACTAACAATAGATGACGATACATGGGACTTAATCGCAGGTGATCCTGATTTAGATATCAGTGCTGATGAACCAGCATGTTTCACAGGTAGAATAAAGATAAGTTTCCCTGCAGTTGGAACACAACCAGCATATGACCAAGCAGTATTTTTACTGTTCTTGGTAAATTCAGATGGGGTAATCAACTACTAATATGGCTAATCAAGTAATCGTAACAAACACAGGCAATGTACAAGTTGCATTGACTCCACCACCTAATGTACAGGTACAAATCAGTCGTGCGGCGATTGGTACTGTAAGCAATGTACCAACAGCAAACTTTGCAAACTATGCGGCAAATGTAACAAGTAGTAGTCAACCTAACATCACTAGTTTAGGTACATTGACAGCATTAAACGTAGCTGGTAATGGTACAGTTAACAATTTAACTGTTACTGGTAATCTAAGTGTTGGTAACTTATTTGCTAACAATGCAAACTATGCTAACTTTGCTAATATTGCAAACATAGCCAATACTGCAAATAGTGTAGCAGTAGCTAATGTTGTTGGCATTGGTAACATTGCTACTATCAATTTAGATGGCAATGCAAGTAATATCTTATTTGGTAATGGCATATTCAGTGCTATACCTGTCGTATCTAATGTAGCAAATGCAAACTACGCAAACTTCGCTGGAAACGCATTTAATGTAAGTGGAAGTAATGTTACTGGAGCAGTAGCTAATGCAAACTATGCGGCAAACGCAGGCAATGCTACAATAGCAAACAGTGCAAACAGTGTAACACTTGCAAATGTAAGTGGTGCGGGAAATATTGCATCAATCAATTTAGATGGCAACGTTGCAAATCTATTAACGGGTAATGGCACATTCGTTGCTATTCCAACAGTTAGTGCTAATGCTAACTATGCAAACTTTGCAGGTCAAGTTGTTGATGCTACACAAAGCAATATTACAACAGTGGGCACATTAACTAATGTAATTACATCTGGACAAGTAACATCTACTGGTGCAGGCAATGCTAGTGATGGTGGTGGTCAGTTATATCTAAATGGTAGTGGTAACAATAGAATTGATTACAATACAAATGGCACTGGTGCTCCTGCAACTACTACAAGAAGTAGTGGAACTAAAATAACATTATATCCAGCATTAAGTGGAAGTCAAACTGATTACGCTATGGGTATAGATGCCGCAACTATGTGGTCAAGCGTTCCTGTTAGTAGTCCTTCATTCAAGTTTAAGTGGTATGGTAACACAACAGAAATTGCTAATTTAGATGGAACTGGTAATTTAAGTGTTGCAGGTAATGTTACTGCATCAAACATTAATGGTAATGTTGCAAATGCAAATTACGCAAACTTTGCTGGAACAGCGTATAGTGTAAGTGGTGCAAATGTTAGTGGTGAAGTAGCAAATGCAAACTACGCCTCATATGCAAATATAGCCAATACAGCAAACAGCGTAGCATTAGCTAATGTTGTTGGTATAGGTAATATTGCAAATATCAATTTAGATGGTTCTAGTTCAAATGTATTATTTGGCAATGGTGTATTCGCACCTGAATCTACAAGCATTGCTAACGCTAACTACGCAAACTTTGCAGGTAATTTAATTAATGGCACAAGCAATATTACTATTCCAGTAGCGAATGGCAATGTCAATATTAGTAGTAACGGTGTTGCAAATATATTGAGTGTTCTAGCAAATGGTGTTACATTTATTACTCCACCAACAACTGTTAATGGTGCATTGACTATTGATAGTTTTGGTAATCCTGCAAATGATGTGCATCGTATTAACAGTCGCCGTGCTCGAGGTAATGCAACAACACCATTAAGTGTTAATCCAAATGATGCTACAATGCGTTTCTTAACTTGGGGATACAATGGATCAGCATATCAAACAAATAGCCTTGCAAGTATTCGTGCTTTAGTAGATGCAAATTACACAGCAAATGGTGCTAACATACCATTAGGTTGGTCAATTCAAGTCAATGACACTAATGGTGGAACAAACAATCAAGCTAGAACACACAACTTTTGGGCTAATGGTAATGTGTCATTGAACAATGTTATCTTTGCTGATGGTGGTGGATTAAGCAATATCACTGGCGCTAATGTAACTGGACAGGTAGCATATGCCGCAGTAGCAAACAGCGTTGCAGTTGCAAATGTAAGTGGCATTGGTAACATTGCAACTATTAATTTAGATGGCAATGCAAGTAATGTATTGTTTGGTAATGGTGTATTTGCACCCGAATCTACAAGTATTGCAAATGCCAACTATGCTAATTTTGCAGGTAATCTAATTAATGGCACAAGTAACATTACCATTCCTACAGCAAATGCTAACATACTATTCAGCACAGCAGGCAATGCAAATATTGTTGATATTTTTGCAACAGGAACCGTTAATGTAAAACCACCAGCACAAGGTCCATTGAACGCACTACGTATTGAGACATATGGTCGTAGTGGTAATCAAGGTGCACAGCGTATCAATTCATCTAGATATCGTGGTAACAGTACAACACCATTAAGTGTACAGCCGGGTGATGCTACTATGGAATTATTAACTGCTGGCTATAATGGAACAATATTACAAACAAGTAGTATTGCACGAATTCAATCTATAGTTGATAGTAGTTATACAGCAAACGGTGCTAACATACCATTAGGTTGGCAAGTTCAAGTTAATGACACAAATGGTGGTGTTAATAATCAACTTAAAACACATAACTTCTATAGTAATGGAACAGTAAATTTTGCTAATAGCATTACTGTATCCGGCACTGGAAATATTAGTATTGGCAATATAACAGCAAACGGTGGAAACTACGCTTTTAGTAATAGTACTGGTGGTAAAACAAGTGTTGATTTGTTTGGTGATAAAACTGTAAATAGTTTTTTTGGTATAAACGATGCACAGTTTGGTGTAACAATGAGTAATGTAGATACTACTACAGGTTTTAGCCCATTCAGATTCCAACAGTATGCTCCTACTAACAATCAATTTGGTACGATGTTTATGTATCGTGCTAGAGGAACTGATTTCTTTAGTTCAGCTCCGGTAGTTGCAGGTGACAAGATTTATAGTATTGGTTTTATTGTTAACAGCAATAATGTAACTACTGGTACTGGTGGTTTTAGTTCACAAGTAACTTACAATGATAATGCCGGTAATGTTGGAATGCAAATTAATTTGGATGCTCGTGGCAGTGGCACAGTTGGTTATGATAATGGTATAATTATTTTGGATGCACATACTACAGGTGCAAATAACGTTACCGCTAATAATGTAAGTATTACCAATGGTGTTAATGGCTTTATGAAGTTATCAAGTTATACTGCGGCAAACTTAACAGCAATCACTGGTAGTGTAGGTTGGATGGCGGCGGTGACTGATAGTGCTGGTGGTAGTAATCCAAATGGTATGATAGCATTCTGGGACACAACACATAGTCGTTGGAGTTATATCCACGATAACAGTGCAGTATAATGGAATTCACACTAAAACAATTAAGCTGGATAGTCATCGGTTCATTAGGAATCGGTTCTACCGGCTATATGTCAATGAATACTAAGATAGATGAACTAGCAATCAAAGTAGCAGTTGTTCATAATCAAATGGATAACCAAAACAAGATGTTAGAGCGTATAGAAAATAAACTAAATACAATACAAGGAAAATAAAATGGAAAAATTAATTGACGCAATGAAGCGACTTTTCGCAACAAATTACCAATACTACGTAAAGGCTCATGGCTTTCATGTTAATGTTGTAGGTCCTGACTTTGTTGAGTACCATCAACTATTCAGTGAAGTATACGAATTTGCTGATGATGCAACAGATACGATTGGCGAACACATTCGTGTGTTAGAAGCAATCGCCCCATTCAGCTTAAAGCGTATTATGGAATTGGGTCGCATTAAAGATAGCGCAGAACGCCCAGAAGCAATGAAGATGGTAAAAGATTTACTTGCTGACAGTCAAATTGTTATGGATCATTATGAAGAAGTCCACGATATGGCAGTTGAAGAAAAGTGTTATGGCTTAATCAACTTCATTGAAGGTCAGATGGATAGTTTAGGTAAGATCATGTGGAAGTTGCGTAGCACTACAGAATAATTTTGTCTATTATCAACTGTGATAAATAGATTGTGTAAAGAGTTGAAAACCTGAAATGCATAATTCAAGTTATCCTACTACATTTAAGCCTGCCAAGGTAAATGTTCCTTTATTCAACTCTTTACATTTGTTTAGTTAGAAAAATAAGAAGTTCGTTCCCCCTAGCCCCTAGAGTTTTTAGTCATTCTCTGGGGGCTTTTTTATTTGTTTCTATAAAAACTCATCTTAATAATTGTGCAAGTATATGAATCTTGTGAAATTCTTCACGAATCATTGGATTATGATTTGCAACATACATCAAGTCAATGTAATTACTCCAATTAACTAGGAATCTTTCGTATTCGTCAAATGGCATTTTGATGGACACTTCTTCCATTTCTTGATATGTGATTGGTTGACCAGGATGCATAGGTACACTGAAGGGGTCAAGTTTGCGTATTGTCTCTCCAGTGAATTCCACTTTACTACGATAGAGGTCACTAAACTTTTTGAATGTTTCAAATAATTGTTCCTCTTGTTTATTGTTTGTTGACATATTGTATTTATTTTTTACGAATATATTCTTGTTTAACTTGTTGCTTTGCGTAATCGTGAATCCACTCATTGTCACGCAAAAACATTGCTAACATTGTACCTAATTTTTCTACTTGATGTTCTTTTAAGTTAGTCAGTGCCATCATATCCATAGCATGTACTACTTCGTGCAACAATGTGTCAAGTGCCCTCATTCCAGTATTTTCTGGATTCAATTTAATTTTTGCTGTAAGAGGCGCATAACATTGACCATAATGTGTAGACATGTCATCTTCATCTAAATGTGTAATTTGCCAAGCAAGTGGACCAATCACTGCTTTTTGTTCAAAGATATCAATCTGTTTTTGTTTTGTCATTTTGTTTATTGATTAGTTAAAAAGAATGTACCGTTTTACGCACACTACGGTACAAGAGTGCTAATATTTACTATACAAGATGGAGTCATCAACCCCATGTCAACGACTAGAAAGGAGCCACCCCATATAGTAGAAGCGTGAATTCAGGACACTTCGTCAGTTAATGCAATTTGTTTATTATTGCCGATATGATCGTATATCGCAAGACACACTAAATCTTGATTAAATGTTTCACGTGTATAATATTCTCCCTCGCTACTTACACTACTGCCCTTAGCAATAATGTCAGGTAGCATCTTAGACAAATTTTTAGCAAGAGATTTATGAATATTTCTACATTGTTTTTTAGAGTACATTTCCGACACTTGTTTAATTATGTCAACAATTTGTTCGTGCGTAGTAATTACTACTGCGTGTGGAACGCCGTGATATGTGCAGGCAATTTGTATAGTCATTTTTTACTTTCAGGACACTTCGTGATTAATCGTCATTGTCAGTGTTCATGTCAATGATATCTTCAAAGACACTTTCACAGTCAATATGATCTTCAATATATTGAAATGAATCAAACTTGTCGTTTTCTAATCTTAATTGTATACATGAATGCACGACAGAATGAATTTCTGATTTAGCGCATCGTCTAGTGACAGTATCACAAATGCAAGTAATATTTTCGAACATGTCAGAAATAACACTAAATGCTACATCAACATCATTGTCGATTTGATCTGCTAATTTCTTATCTTTGAAATCAGCAATGTAAGTTGTACGATCATACAATGAACTAGCAATCGTAATCATTGTTGATTTGATAGCTTTTTGTAGACGAATAAAATCTGTAGAAGTTTCAAAGTCAGTCATTTTTAAACTTTCGTTTAGTAGTTAAGAAGTAGATATAATAGCACAGAACTGATTTACTGTCAAATTCTGTGCTGTTGTAAAATTACGACAGTTCTAGTTTTTTGATGTTGTAATTATTTTCACGAATAGATTCTGACATTGTGTCATTAAACTTTTTGACAAAATGGTCACGTTTTTGTGCCCATTTTTTGTCAGACAATTTTAACCACTCACTTTTGTGAAAGCAAGTGCGATTTTCTTCATGCAAGTTACCTTGAAAATCTACACGACTGCGAATCATATAAAAACGTCTAGTTTTTTCGTGAGTTTCTAAATGCAAACTTGTTTGATTTGCGGCTTCTGGAACACATATACTCATAAAACACTTTCTATTAAGAAACATCACAGAGAAACGATTGCTTCTCTAACTGATGTAATCATTGTAGCACAGAACTGATTTATTGTCAATTCTGTGCTACACTAGTCATTTGATTAGTTCTAAAATGTCAGTAGCACTTATGTTAGCAAGTGCTAACTTACGCTGTTTTTTCTGCATTTTAACTGAATAATCGTCAGATAATCTATTAAGACGTATTAACTCATTATTGATAATCTCAATATAATCAGTAAATCGATTATCAGATAATAACATCTGACATATCTCAAACTTATCATATTCATCATCAAACTCGATTAAATTAATATTAGTAAAATTATCTCTAGTTAATACTTTAATACGATTATCTAAATCATTTGCATATCGTACTTTAGTACTACCTTTTCTATCTGTTGCGACTCCGGCAACTTTGAACACTTTGTCATTCATAATGACACACTCACTTTCTTTAGTTAAAAAAATGTCTACGCACTATTACGCAAACATGTTGACTATAGCACACAATGTATTTACTGTCAACAAATAAATTAGAGTCTAGACTCTAAAATAGTTCTTGACTTTAATTTGTGAACTATGCTATAGTGTATAAATACATTATAGAAAGTAAAAATGACTAAACTTACTGACATAGAGATATCTCTTGTTGACAACTACATCATCAAGAATTTTAAAGAATTTAGCGAAGCGCACTTTATACATGCACTAGCTAATACTGTCCCAACTTGGCGAAGCGAAGAACTTGTTGGAACAGGCCGTGTGTATGATTTCGAGGAAACGGAAGTGTACACAACTTACATCAATCAACTAACAAATGCTGAAAAGACTTAAATGCTACAATTATAACAGACTGCTTACTATGCTTGACATACAGAAAAATTCTGTAAAGCATGAAGAATTTACAGAAATGATTACAGGTTTAGGTTGTTTTATTTTTCAACCACCATTCATTAAAATAACAAATGGGCCAGCAAGACGACCAGACTCTTACATTACAACATGTAAACAGTTGGACGAGTATGTTGGACCATATCAAACTATTGCACGATTGAAAGACACATTCGTTGCAAATAGTCAATACAGAGAATGTGAAATCGATGACGAAATACAAGTTAACGAAAAAGGTAAGCTTGGAACTACTGTTGGACTTTTTACATTCTATTAAAATATTTTGCTTAGACAGAGTATGTATAAATACAATGTAGCTTTTGACATGCTACATTCACTCCTAATTTGTCAAACGAAGTCCCCTGTTAGCGCAGGGGCTTCATCTTTCGCTAAAAAGATTGACAACAACAGGAAAACAAATATAGGAAAAACAAAATGCAAAGAAAAGATTTAT